GGAGCGGGTGACGCCTGCCGTTACTCGACATAGATATATTAGCACCTTGTTTGCAATTTGTCAATATAATTTTTTGATTTCTTATGCTAACCACAAAGGGGGGGTCACCCTAGGCCGAAAAGATAGGGCAAATTTTTACTTGCCCTTTTCACGCTATGGCAAGTAGGGGGGTAGTTATGGGATTTTCAGCCCCCGCGCCGTTGATATTTTGTGTTAGTGGGTTCATCACACTATCACCGCTTTTTTCTCTGATTTGCCTGTCCAAAAAGCAATAAAAGCTCTTTATTGTACCGCTCATTACTGTACGTTTTATTGTCAAATCGACAACGGAATAGATGTCCTGTTCCTTGCGACCCCATAACCGTGCGTTTTTCTCTAGGAAATATCTCGCTGGAATATCGCCTACTAATATGACTTGCGTAATTGAAAAAAACCTGGTAAAATAAAGGCATAGTCAAGTCAATTAAATAGTTTACTTGGCCGTCGAACCTTGAAAATTGAATAGGTGAAAACCAAAACTGTACAGAGCCACTGTACAGCTTTAAAAATTAGCCCTTGGCGCACAACGGATTAGAGTGGGTCTTTAAAAAGAAAGAATAGAGAGGGAGGTCATGAGAACAGCTCACTTCAACAAGGGTGGAGCAGCCCACCCGATTTTGTGTACAGGTTTTCAAATTATTGAGAAAGGAGACGGTGAATATACACCAGATTACAGTAGTGGATGCCAGGATGGGCCGGGGAAAGTCTTCGGCAGCGATACGATATATGAACGAGAATAAAGGAAAAAAGCGATTTCTATACATAACTCCTTTTTTGGACGAGGTAGGTCGAATATGTGAGTCATGTGACTTTGAGCAGCCAGACAGTGACAACCTGACCAAATCAGCAAGGCTAAAGTGTCTCCTTCGCTCTGGACATAACATAGCCGCCACACACGCTCTATTCTACCTGATAGACCAGGAGAGCCAGGAGCTAATCATGGATAAGGGGTATTCGCTCATTATAGACGAGAGTATCCAAGTTGTAGAAAGACTGAATGTGTCTCATCAAGATTTTAACTTGATTATGACCCAGCTCACTGACCCAGGAGATGACGGAAGGCTCGTTTGGAGAAATAAAGATTATAGCGGAAGATTCTCAGATTACAAAGCTTTGGCAGACACAGGCTCGCTCTTCACGCTTGATAGCGCTCTTCTAAATATACTGAACCCCACGTTACTGAGCGCATTTAATGAAGTATTTATGTTGACCTATATGTTTGATGGACAATATCAGAAAGCATACCTCGACTATTATGGTATTCCTTATACCATCGTTGGCGTGGAGGAAGACAAGAGGGGATTCTTCTTCTCGAACAAACCTGATTCTCCTCCCCCACTTGATTTCACCAATCTAATAAACTTATCCTGCGGTAAGAAAAAGAATGATGTTGGAAACGGATACTACGCACTATCCAAGGGGTGGTATGACAAGCGTTCGTACAGTGACCCAGAAATCAGGGTGCTGCGCAATGGGCTTCGCCAGTTTTTCCAATGTGAAACAGGTAGTGATAATTCTAATCGTCTCTGGACATGTTACAAGAATGATATCAACAAGCTTGTAGATATGAAAAGCGGTAGATTTAGAAGTAACTTTTTGCAAACCGGGGCAAGAGCTACCAACCAATACAGGGGTAAGACAAATTTGGCGTATATGGTCAATCGCTTCGCTGACCCAAATATCATTAAGCTCTTTTCGTCAAAGGGCGCAGGCATTGACCCAGACAAATTCGCTTTGTCTGAGATGCTGCAGTGGATATGGCGAAGCGCAATAAGGGATTATAAGCCAATCAATATATACATACCTAGCAAGAGGATGAGGAGGTTATTGCTTGACTGGATGAATGAATTAAAGTGCAAGGAGGTGTGAGATGAAAGATATAAACAAGGTATTAGCACAGGCAGACACATATATGCCGCAGTTTGATACAGAGTGTGGATATGTCTGGTCAAGTGAATCTGCCATTGCTCGATACATAGAGAGAGGACGTCGGGAGTTTATAGAGTACTGGAATGAATACGTGAAAGAATTATATGAGTAGTCACATTACATCAGAAAGTGGGTGGAGAACATAAGCAAACAGTTAGTATGCCAAAAGTATATATATAAAATACATAGCAGCAGACTACGAAAAGCAAAATGGAAACTGACACTCCCTATATCAGAGGCACGAAAAAATGATGAGATAATATCACTCGCAGATAGTCAGGTGTTGAGATGGATTGATGAGATAAACGGAATAACAGATGCAGACGCTATTGCAAGAGAAACCAAGCTTCAGATTCGACAGCTGCGCAAAGAGCCGAACAGCATCCAAAACAGAAAGCAGATTAAGTCACTTTATTCAAAGTTAGACGATGTACAATTCAAGCCAGACTATATGTGTGTAATTATGGATAAAGAAAGCGATTATCGAAGGGCTTGCAGAGGGTTTAGTATAAACGGAGTGAAATATCAAAGATTACTTGGCACAAACGGAGGGGTCAAAAATGAAACCATCGTATTTGTTAGCTCGAAGGTGGTGGATGAGCTAAGGCGAAGAATTGATAATGGAAGAGATTTAAGCGTTGAAATGGTTCCGGCCAAGCTTGAAGCATACAAAGCACTGACATGTAGTGCCTCAAACCCAGTATCAATGCCAAAAGGAATCTTAGTGGTACCAGATTGTGAAACAGAGTTTCTGTCAGATATCATTTATCTAAATGACGAAGGCCAAGTCGAGCCCTTAATGGAAGAGCGCAATAATGTAATGGTTCAGCTAAACGAATCTGACGGATATGGATTGATGCTGCCAAGCCTTGCAGCACGATGGAGCGAAGAGCTTGGATTAGACTATTTGGTAAGCGGTGTCAATACTCGATTCTCGTGGGAAAAAGGAATGGTATTCACCTTCGACTTTCTGGACTTTGCTCAAACTGTAGCACATACATACACGGTTAAAGACGCGTGGGGACAGGATGTGGATATCAGGAATGTTGAGCTAATTCTTACTACATCCATGCTAAAGCTGTGGGATTCATATAAGGGCTGTGAAGACTACATAAGGAATTGCCTTCAAAACGGTTACTCGTTCGGTATAGCAAAGACATGTCCAAAAGAGTTGGAGTCTGAAAGAAATCTCAACTATCAGTTCATTCAAAGCTACGAGCTGTCAGATGAAGATATAGACGAATTGATATCCCCTACCATCCATGAGATAGAAGATGTTTTATCCAACGATTGGAGAAAGACCGTTCTGTTTTTGAAGGGGGCCGGTTTGAACGATGCTAATATCCTAAAATCAGAGGATGATTACGCTAAAGCAATAATGATAGCACCGGAGATGATGGATGACCCCCATATTAAGAGCAATATATACTCTCTCATAAAGAACCGAATCAACGAGGCGAAGGTCGGCGTACTCAAAGTACATGGAAACTACTCGATAGTGTCTGGTGACCCATACTCCCTATGTCAAAGCATTTTTGGGATGGAGGTTACAGGTATCCTCAAGTCTGGAGAAATATATAACCGATACTGGTGCAGGATAGATTCAAAACGGCTCGCCTGCTTCAGAGCTCCAATGACCTGTCATAATAACGTTCGCCTAGTTTATCCACATCGCAGTCAAGACGCAGAGCACTGGTATCAATATATGACATCATGCACAATCTTCAATTCCTGGGATACGGCGGCACATGCGCTAAATGGAATGGATAAGGACGGCGACTTGGTGATGCTGACTGACAATAATATCCTTGTAACGAGACTGAAAGAATTGCCAGCACTCATGTGCGTACAGCGCAAAGCAAACAAAAAAATAGTTTGTGAAGAGGATTCCATTCAATCTAATATAGATAGTTTTGGAGATGATATTGGCAAGACAACAAACTGGATAACATCTATGTTTGATGTCCAGGCTGGATACCCAAGGGAGTCCAGAGAATATAAAGAGTTAGACTATAGGATTAAATGCGGGCAGCTTTTTCAGCAGAATGCCATTGACAAAGCTAAAGGCATCATTGCAAAACCGATGCCGAGAGAGTGGCATGATAGGCACAGCGTTAACCAAATTGAAGATATTGACAGAAGAAGATTCTACCTTAGCATTGTCGCTGACAAGAAACCGTATTTTATGCGATACATATATCCAGCCCTTATGAAACAATATAATACTTACATCAAGAATACAAATAAGAATTCTTTGAGAGAGTTCCACATGACCATAAATGAACTTTATAATATTCCACGAGATGAACGCACGGATAGGCAAAATGATTTTCTAAGATATTACGAAGCGCGTATGCCAGTCGGTACAAACGATTGTGTAATGAATCGTATATGCCGGAAGTTCGAAGAAGCTTTTGACGGATATATAGGCAGTCATAATGACGGAGTCGAGTTCGATTATAACATCATGAAAAGTGGAGCCGAGTACACACGCTCTCAGTTAAATTCAATCTCAAGGCTATACGATGAATATAACAAACGGCTGCAAAGCTATGCAATATTTTCAAAATACGAGCGCATAGATGAATGCGATGCGTATATGCGTATGTCTGAAATGAAATCTGAATTTGAACAGGAGTGTGCTAAGGTTTGCACCGACAAGCTTGCACTATGCGATATTATATTGGACGTATGTTATAAAAAGAGTTCTACGAAAAAATTTGCGTGGGAAATGTGTGGGCATGAGATTATTCGAAATATCGCTATGAACAAAGGGTGGATGATGCACTATCCTACCCTGGATTCTGATGGAGAAATAGAGTACGGTGGAAACAGATTTACAGTTGCTGATAAAAGAATGGAGGAATTCTATGAGCTTGATTCTTAATGAATATGAGTGGGCAGAAAACATGATTCGGGAGCATGAATTAGGAAACAAGCCAGTTGAAACATTAAGCAGAGTTGCAAGATACTATCACGCAAATCATTATAGCAAGCATGAGATTAGAAGTTTATTGGATGATTTTTTGTTAAAATGCGACCCATCAGCTTCTCTCCCAAAGTGGTCAGACACATTAGATAAAGTTGTGAAATCTTGCAACAAATATTCTTTGGTAATATTGGATGGAGTCGATGTGTCATACGATGAGTTAGAAAAAATAGAAAAGCTAAATGGGAAACAAATTCGAAGACTTGCATTTACTCTGCTTTGCTCCGCCAAATACTGGGATGCAGTTTCTGAAACAAATAATCATTGGTCAAATTGTTCAGACAAAGAAATAATGCAGATGGCAAACATTAACACTTCAATTAAGCGTCAAAGCCTAATGTTTTCTGAGTTAAGAGCCAATGGCCTGATTAAATTCTCAAAGAAGATAGATAATCTGAATGTTCAAGTTGAATTCATTTGTGACGATGAGTCCGCGATACATATTATAGATTTTCGAAACCTGGGCTACCAATATGAAAAATTTTATGGAGGGCCATACTTTATATGCGAGAACTGCGGACTGACCGTGAAAATGAACTCCCCATACAAGGGAAGAAGACAAAAATATTGTCAGAACTGTGCAGCTGAGGTTAGGGCTAAACAAAATATCAATGCCGCTATGAGATATCGAATGGCAAATGCATAACAGAAAATAGATTGTTGGAAAAAATGAAGTGGCCTAATGCGTTGGTACTCAACGTGTTAGGCCCTACTTGATGTATGCTATTAGTGTATAAATATAGATTGTTTCTTCTATAACGGAGAAATAAATAAAAAGAAAAGGATGATTTAACAGTGATTTCCATTACAAAGGCCGAAAAAATTCGTATTCAGAGCAAGTTCCCAAATACTCACATTGTTCGCACAATGAGGCAGGATTCTAAGCGGCACCACTATTATATGGCGGAGGAACGTGGGCCTATGAAGATGCTTCGTGACATTAGGAATAGGGAACTCGGAAGGGGATGTGAATTATCACAAGCAATGTAACATATGAAGATATACGAAATATTGTACTAGGCAAATTAGTTGACCATAGTATAGACGAAGATTATGAAGAGTTAAGTGAACGTCTTTTTGGAGAGGGGAACTGTTTTAGCTCTAGTGAAGTTCGAAAGCGAATGTATGGCATGAAAGCTGTAATTGACGCAATCGAACGCGATTCAATCAATAAAACAACAGACAGTACAAGTATTAGCGAGCTGGAAAGTAAACGTATCGAGTTGATGAAAGAACGCCAGAAGTTCTTCGACCAAAGGGTCGCTCTTAATAAAGTGATTCGCGAACGTTCACGCCAAGAAGAGTTAAATGAAATTCTATTAGAAGCTGTGAGCTCTGGAAGTCTTCCGCGCCTCAATTATGAACCGAATACTTTTATTTGTTCTGATAATGATTTGCTTGTCAGCTTGAATGATATTCATTATGGTGCTAACATTCATAACTACTGGAATGTGTATAACTCAGAAATATGCAAAGATATGATGTGTAAGTACCTTGATAGAGTAATATCGATTGCCACTACGCATTCCAGCGAAAATTGCTATGTATGGGCAAACGGAGATGAGATAAGCGGGAACATACACCATTCAATCGCCGTTACTAATAAAGAAAATGTAATTGAGCAAATAAAAGGAGTATCTGAACTTATCTCTGAGTTTATCGCTGAATTGAGCAAACATTTTTCTAAGGTAACATATATTAGTGTTGCAGGCAACCATAGCAGAATAAATCCACAAAAAGATTTATCCTTGGCGAGTGAACGCTTAGATGATTTAATCGAGTGGTATTTGGCAGCTAGGCTTCAAAATTTTGAAAATGTCACCATAGGTGTGGGTGACAAGATAGACAACACAATGTATGTAATCGACATACGTGGTAAGAGCTATTGCGGCATACATGGAGACTTTGATGGAACCGCGTCAAAGGTACAGACATTGCAGACGATGGTACGAAAGCCTTTATATGCCGTTCTATCTGGACACATGCACCATAACAAAATTGATGAAGTGCAAGGTGTAAAAACTATCATGGCTGGCAGTTTCCAGGGGATGGATGATTTTTGCGTCCAAAAGAGAATTTATGGTAAGCCTGAGCAGCTGGTCTGTGTATGTGATGATACTGGAATCAGATGTACATATGATGTCCCACTGAACTAATTATGACTTAGAAGAGGCCAAATACTTTGGCCTCTTATTATATTGCGGATAGGACAAACGGTTAAGTCACGGGCCCCATAAGCCTCGAAGAACGGGTTCAACTCCCGTATCCGCACCCAATAATAATTACGAAAGCGAGGTGGCTTTGATGCCCCGTAAAACTAAGCAAAATGATATCACAAGCCCCGAGCTCTTGGCACAAGTGAATCCAGAAAATATGCGTCTCAAACAAGATTTTATAGCATATTTACAGTCAGTACAAAGAAGTCCAAAAACAATTGCTGGATATTCAAATGATATAGATATATTTTGGGTATGGAATCTTCTTAATAACGGAAATAAATTCTTTCCCAAAATAACGAAACGTGATTACGCGGCATATCAACATTGGCTTATTAACGAAAATGGCAACTCTCCTTCTAGGGTTAGGAGACTTAAGTCGGCTATATCGTCAATGAGTAACTATGTAGAAAACATTCTGGACGATGAAGACGATTTTAAAGGGTTTAGGTCAACAGTCCGAAAAATCGAAAATCCAGCTATGCAACAGGTACGTAAAAAGACTATATGGGAAGATGAAGAGCTGGATGACTTGCTTAATACCTTGTCATCTATGGGAAAGCACAAAAAGGCGTGTATGCTTGCATTAGCTATGTGCAGTGGAAGAAGGAAATCTGAACTTTGTAGATTTCGAGTTAAGGACTTTCTCGATGAAAACCTAGTTTGTGGTGGAGCGCTATACAAAACAAGCGAACCAATTCAAACAAAGGGATTTGGCCTTGGCAAATATATATTCTGCTATACGTTGGCAAAAAAATTTAAGCCTTATTTGGATGCCTGGATTAAACAAAGAAGTGAGCTCGGAATAGATAGTGAATGGTTGTTTCCTGATGCGGAAGATATGTCAAAGCAAATAAGCGAGACAACTCTTAACAGCTGGGCCAATTCATTTAGCAGAATTACGGGAGAGGACTTTTATTGGCATAGCCTAAGACACTATTTCACAACACATTTATCCAAACTCGGATTGCCTGATAACGTAATCCAAGAGATTGTTGGATGGGAATCTAGTGACATGGTCAAGGTATATAAAGACATTAGTGCCGAAGAGCAAATATCGCAGTTCTTCGATGAAAATGGCGAAATTCGCTCTGATGCTCAGAAAGGTCTTACTGATTTGTGAGTAGTAAAGGAGTGAATGAATGAATAAAGGGGAACTTGTAAATGAAGTCTGTGAACGCCTAAGGGCATCTGGTGTCCGTAAAGTGATATCTAGTCCTAAACACGTATTTCACATTACAGATGATGAGGGGAATACATGCAATTTTAATGTTAAGCGAAGTGATAGGCGAATTAGCTTTAATCAAAAGGATGTATCGCTTATATTAGACACCTGTCTGGATGTAATTGAAGATATTTTGGAAGATGGGAAAGAAGTAAATCTATACGGTTTTGGTATTTTCTCAATTCATAAGCGTGCGTCAAGACGCACAAAAATTCCCGGTTCAAACGAATGGGTTGAGATTGAAGCTCACAATGTACCTAAGTTTTCTCCAGGTAAAAAGCTGAAGATGGCTGCAAAACTTAACGAACTGAAGGGGGGCGGTAAGTAATGGCCGGATTGGAAATAAGTTCGAATTCGATTATTTGCCGTCGCTGTGGAGAAGCGTATGGTAGAAACAAAGGCAATTTTCTTGTTTCTCGTGCTGCACTCTACAAAGGGACTGGCTATCTCCCCTACTGTAAACGTTGTGTAGAAGAAATGTTCCAGGAATATCTCATGAATGAAAGCATCTCGTCTGCAGATGCTGTTAGGCAGGTTTGCAGGAAGTTAGACCTCTACTGGAATGAAGCCATATTCAATTCGGCTGAAAAAGTGTCTACGGTACACTCTCTAATAACATCATACATAAGCAAGCTAAGTGCTGTAAAATATGCAGGAAAATGTTACGATGACACTCTTCGGGAAGAAAACGCCCTATGGATATGGCCAAACAAGTATGATGAAATAGAGCCTCCAGTTAATCCAAATTGTGTCGAGCCGGAAGATGACATAGATGTGCCTGATGAAATAGTATCGTTCTGGGGCCCAGGGTACTCTAGTACAATGTACCTCGAACTCGAAGATAGGTTTAAATATTGGATATCAAAGTATCCAGAAAACTATCAGCTAGACCCCGGTGAAGAAGCACTATTGCGTCAGATTTGTAATCTCGAAATTGACATAAACCACGAACGTGCAGCCGGAAAGCCAATAGATAAAATAGCAAATACGTTGAATTCTATTCTCGGAAGCGCCAACCTCAAACCGAGTCAGAAAAAAGACGATGCGGACGCAGAGCTAGAAAATATGCCATTGGGTGTTGGAATACAAAAATGGGAGTTTAATCGCCCTCTGCCCGAAACCGAAAAAAGCAAGCGCGATATAAGAGGTGTTATTAGAAATATTACAACATGGTATCTGGGACATGCCTGTAAGATGGTCGGTCTTAGGAACAGTTACACGAAGATGTACGAAGACGCTATGAATGAATATCGAGTAAGCCGTCCCGAATACGACGAAGAAGACGACGATACATTGTTGAGTGATATTTTTGGCGGTTCATCTGAAAGCGGTGACCAATAATGGATAAATCAACACAATCACGTCGGCAACGTGTTATTGAGGGTATGGCGATATGGGGAAGCTTTTATCGTGAAAATATCGACATATTTGTAGAAGAATACTTGCAACTTACATTCCTCAAATGGTACCAAACTTCTTTGCTGGTAATGATGAATAGAGCAAGAGTCTTTCTGTGGATTGCCGCTCGTGGAATGGGTAAATCTTTCCTTATAGCTATTTTTGCAGTTGCAAGATGTATCTTGTATCCAGGAACAAAGGTGGTTATTACATCTGGTACAAGAGGACAAGCTATTAACGTCCTAGAAAAAATACAAACCGAGCTGCTTAATATTTCTCCTAACCTAAAAAATGAAATTGATTTGAAGACTTCAAAATTCTCTGGAAATGATGCTAAAGTCATGTTTAAGAATACAAGCTACATTAAGGTCGTCACTGCATCTGACAACGCCAGAAGCAACAGAGCTAATATTCTTATTGTGGATGAGTTTAGGATGGTAAAAAAAGATACTATTGATACTGTCTTGAAAAAGTTTCTAACCAGCCGTCGTATGCCACCATACAGGGAGTTGTCAGATGACGAAAAAAAGATTGAGTATGCCAAAGAACCGAATAAATCTTGCTTCTTATCGTCTGCATTTTTCAAAGACCACTGGTCATACAACAAAATGCTTGATACGTTCAAGATGATGTTAGATGATAAGAAAACAGATTTTGTATGTGGTTTCCCATATCAACTGAGTATTAAGGAAGGCTTGTTATTTCCTGAAGATGTTGAAAGCGATATGCTTGAAACCGATTTCAGTGAAATTAAATGGGAAATGGAAATGGAGGCTCTGTGGCATGGCGGAGAAGAAGGAGCATTTTTTGATTTTAACTCAATTTCCAAGAACAGAAAAATCGCATACGCCATGCTCCCAGATAAGCAGGCAAATTTGCTTGGCAATAACCCAAAATTCAGAATAACTCAGAAGGCAAACGGTGAAAAGCGGATTCTCTCTGCGGATATAGCCTTGATGTCTAGCAACAAACATAATAACGATGCATCTGCAATCTTTATAAACCAAATGTTGCCGTCAAAGTCTGGTCGGTATACAAGCAATATCGTATATGGGGATTGTTTCGAGGGGTTAATTACGAGTGACCAGGCTTTAGTCATACGAAGGCTTTATGAAGAGTTTCATTGTGATTATATCGTAATGGACTGCAATGGCCTCGGTATGGGTGTGTACGACGCACTTGTACGAGATATAGTAGACCCAGAAAGTGGTGAGATTTATCCGGCTCTATCATGTTGCAATGACCCAGAAATGGCATCACGATGCTCTTCACATAATGCTGAGAAAGTAATTTGGTCAATTAAAGGTAACCCAAAGCTCAATTCAGATTGTGCCATCTTATTACGAGAGGGTTTTAGAAGTAGCAAGATTCGTTTACTAACAACTGAATATGACGCAGAATCCACATTGGGCGATATACGAGGATACAATGCGCTATCTCCTTCTGAAAAGGTTAGCTTACAAATGCCATATATACATACCACTTTGCTTATTGATGAGCTAGTTAAACTACAGCATGATGAAGCCAATGGCAAAGTTAAGATTTACGAAAAGGCTGGAATGAGAAAAGATAGATATTCGAGCCTTAGCTATAATTACTATGTGGCTCTTCAAATTGAAAGTAAAATGAATAGAGCATACAAAAACGAGATAAATTCAAAAGATATGTTCCAATTCAGAGCGCCAAAAGTCAAAAAGGGAAGGAGGAGAGTTTGATGAGCGAAAATGATAAGTCCGAAATAAAGGATGTCAAGGCTGAGCGTAGATTAAATATGTCTGGTGCCATTGGAATATCCGAAAGGTTTGCTACGCTTAATAAGCTGATAACAAGAGACCTAAATAATAACACCAACTCCCCTACTTTTTCTTTGTATACAAAGGATGATATCACAACATACTTATCAAATCCTTATACATATGAAAAGCAACTAAGACAAGCTGTCACATACATATATGGTGCTAGTCCTCATTTTAGGAGATTGATACAATATTTTGCAGGGCTATCAGATTTGGCTTATGTTGTTTCCCCATATAAAATTGACCCAAGTAGTGCTAATGCAAAATCTATCAATCGTAACTACCGAAAGGTACTTAATGCCATGTCTTCAATGAACGTAAGAACACAATTCCCTAAAATTCTGACGGTTTGTTTACGCGAAGATACGTTCTATGGGACTTTATGGGTGACAAATGATAATATTACAATACAGCAATTGCCGTCTGATTATTGCGCAATATCAACAATCGAGGGCAACGTGCCTAACGTGACGTTTGATTTTTCGTATTTTGATTCCAGAAGTCAATATTTGGAATTTTATCCACGCGAATTCCAAACAAGATACAACGCCTACCAAAGTGACAGAAGGGGTATGAGATGGCAAGAACTAGACTGCCCTACGTCGTTTGCAGTTAAATGCAATAATGACATACTCGACTATTCTCTCCCACCATTCGCAGGAATCCTTCGTGAAGTTTATGACCTTGAAGATTACAAGCAGCTAAAACTTTCTAAGACCACTTTGGAAAACTATGCCATCTTGGTAATGTCACTTGGGATGGATAAAGATGGTAACTGGACAATGGACTTCGATAAGGCGCGTGAGTTCTGGAGAAATTTAGATAGCGTACTGCCCGAAGAAGTCGGGTCTGTGCTCACGCCAATGCCAATCAATAAGATAAGCTTTGAAAAATCAAATACGGGCGATACGGACACCATAGGCGAAGCAGAGCAAAATCTTTTTACGGCCGCTGGTGTTTCATCGTTACTATTCAATAACGATAAAGCTTCTGCTAATGCATTACTATTATCAATAAAGGCAGACCAAGCAATTACATATGGCATTGTGAAAAGTATTGAGGATGTTGTAAACCGATTTTTACACGCACAGTCATATGGCAAAAATTTTGAGGTAACCTTCTTAGATTGCAGCGTTTACAATCGTAAGGAATTAGGAGACCAATACCTAAAAGCCTGTCAGTTTGGATTACCGTTTATATCCGCATATGCTGCGTCACAAGGTATGTCTCAGAGTGATATGGATTCAATGAGCTTCTTAGAAAATACTGTTTTGAATCTAGGACAAAGATTTGTACCTTTGCAGAGTTCATCAACGCAGAGTTCAGCAAATGGTAGTTCAAACACGTCTGATGAAGGCGGAGCGCCGGTAAAAGATATCGGTGATGTGTCTGATAGCAGGGAGCAGAATCGTGAAAACGAATAAAGTGCGGAGGAATTTATGAAGCCATTCATCTACGTATTTTGCAAATCCGATGCAGATATAATGATAAAAGCTGGATATGAATTGCTAAGGTCAGATGATGTGAATCAGCAATATATATTTGCTAATAAGGCCACAGAAGACTACGCTACTTTCAATATTCGGTTTTGTGTATCTAATACATTGGTGCTATAACCCGCATAAATCTATGCGGGCTTTTATTATGTCAATAGGTGGTGAAGTGATATGAAAGGTCGCAATATGAGAATTCTATTCTCATCCAGTATTAGCGATTTAAGAGAGTGCAACTCTTCTTTTGATAGCGGAAAATTACGAATTGCTTATACTGGGAGAAACCGAAACAATAGCTTCATCAGCAAGGAAACATATGAGAAGTGTATTTCTAGTATCTACAATTGTCCTATTGTATGTCATTACGACAGAGAAGAGGATGTAATAGGCTCACATGATATAGAGCTTGTTTCAGACTCTGAAGGCAATATGCGAATAGTAAATATTACTCAACCGGTAGGCATTGTTCCAGAAAGTGCAAACTATTGGTGGGAAGAAGTAGAAGATGAATCCGGAATCCATGAGTATTTGTGTGTGGATGTCATTCTGTGGAAAAGGCAGGAGGCATACCAAAAAATCAAAGATAACGGAGTAACGGATGAATCTATGGAAATCTCTGTTCAAGAGGGCAGAATGGTCAACGGTGTATACATAATCGATAGCTTTGAGTTTACAGCTTTTTGTTTGCTTGGTACCGCTGAGCCGTGTTTCGAGTCTGCCTCATTAGAGCTTTTCTCTTGTAATGATTTTAGGAAACAACTTGCTGATATGATGCAAGAATTTAAGGAAACATTTTCAAAGGCACAATCCTCGCAAGAGGTTGGCATAAATCCACAATACAATTCGGAAGGAGGAGAGGTATTGGACGAGAAGAATAAGCTGATGGCTGAATATGGCCTAACTGCTGATATGCTTGACTTTAGTATTAACGACTTTTCCCTGGAAGAGCTTCGCGCTAAGTTTGAAGCAATGAAATCTAACGGCAACAGCGAACAGGCGTCCGCAGAGGACGAGCATGAGCGCTTTGAGTTGGAAAGTCAGTTCACGCAGGAGCTCTTTGCCGCCCTAGAAGCGGAGACCGTTACAACCGATTGGGGCTCCATGCCTCGCTACTGGTTTGTTGACTACGACCAAAGCACCTCCGAGGTCTACGCAGAGGATTATGAGGATGGATGGAATCTATACGGGTTCCAGTACTCTATGAATGGCGACCATGTTGTCATAGATTTCAAGTGCAAAAAGCGCAAGAAATATTCCATCGTAGATTTTGATGAAGGTGAGCAGGCGAACCCCACAAGTAAAGTATTTGAACTTGTGACTAAGCGATTGGGTAAAGTTAACGCCGAGTGGGAAGAGAAGTTCCAGAAGGAAATTGAAAAGTCCGAAAAAGCAAACGAAGAGCTGACCGCTTTGCGCAAGTTCAAGGCGGATGCTGAGATTGCTGAGGAGCAAGGAAAGCGCGAAGAGGTGCTTGCTCAGTTCGAAGACCTAGCTGGCGTCGAGGTTTTTGAGAACCTGCGTGAGCACTGCCAGGAGTTTGACCTGGAGACCTTGGAGGAGAAGTGCTTTGCCATCCGTGGCCGGAATGGTACTGCAGTAAAGTTCTCCAATGAGCCTAAAACACCAAAGTTTCCGGTGGATAGGCATGACACTGAGCCCGAGCCCTATGGCGGTTTATTTGCCAAATATGGGGTTATTACACCGGGCAAGCATAAGTAAATTCATAAAAGGAGGAGTCAAAAATGGCTGATAAATATGCAGTTATTCGCACAGACCTGATGAGCGGTACGAACCAGCCCGCCGACCTTGTCTCCCTGCGTTTTTATAATGCAGATGGCGAGCCTGCGGAAGTAGAGAATGGTGTAATTGTCAAGTTGGAAGGTTATGAGGATGGCGAGCGCGAGGTAATGAAGGCCGTTGCCGCTACTGCCGGAGCAGACTTGAATGAGTGTGCTATCGTAGCTGGTGTCGAGGTTATGTATGACGAGCGTAAGAAGAACTTGGACGAGTACATCAATGAGGCTGGGAAGGCAGTCCGTGGTTACATTCCACGCAGTCGCAATATGTTCTCTGTGACAGCAGAAGGATTTGTGGATGGGGCTGTGCCCAAGAAGGACGATACCGTTGGAATCGGTGCCAATGGCAAGATTGCTACTGGTGGTACCGGTCTTGGTGTATGTGCTGACGTAGAGATTGCTGGCCGTCACACCTACTACACAATTAGGATTGATAAGACAGAGAAGTAAGAGAGGAGGATACATATAATGCCTGATATGAATGATATTGTTAAGGTTGCAGTTGATGCATACCACGGTAATGTTGAGCAGTACTCTGTTGGACAGTCACAGGATGTCCTACGTAAGGCCCTTATTGAAGTCAACGGTGGTAACACCAAACTGGATTATCGAAAAATTCGCGACGGTGAATGCAAGGGTCTTTTCACTCTGATTGAGCAGATTCTTTCTCGTACTGCGGTTGAAGGCTTGCAGGGTGATGAATATTTTAACGCCCTGGTGGACTTCCGAAATGTTGCAGAGGGCGACAAAAATTTGTTCATAATTGAAGACAGTAATCTGTTCATCGTTTCTGAGGCCGCAGACGGTACGCAGGGTATTCGCCGTCAGCGTCTGAGTGGCACCAGCGAGATGTCAATCCCGACTTCTCTAAAGGTTGTCAAGATATACGAGGAACTGAACCGCGTTTTGGCGGGGCGCGTTGACTTCAACACCTTTATCAATAAGGTGTCTGAGTCTTTCCGTAAGCAGTTGCTGAATGATGTCTATACTTTGTGGAGCACGGCTTCTGCAAACGATTTTGGTGGTACCACTTACTTTCCTGCTGCTGGTGCTTATGATGAGGACGAGCTTCTTGAGCTTATTTCTCACGTTGAGGCAGCTGCTGATGGTAAGCCTGCGACTATCATTGGAACCAAGAAAGCTGTAAGAAATCTTGTCCCTTCTATTCAGGGAACCGATTCCAAAAGCGACATCTATAATTTGGGTTACTATGGTAAATTTTTCGGTAATCCCGTAGTTGTTACTCCTCAGCGTCATAAGGTCGGCTCTACTGACTTTGTTATGCGTGATGACATACTTACTATAATTGCAGGCGATGACAAGCCTATTAAGTGTGTCTACGAGGGTGACCCAATTGTTATTGTGGGCAACCCACAGACTAACAGCGACCTGACTCAGGAATACCTGTATGGTGAGAAATACGGCATGGGTATCGTACTGGCAGGTGGTAACGCCGGTATAGGCCGTTATGAAATAGCTTAAAAGAAATAAAAGGAGAGACCCTATTGGGCCTCTCCAAATATTTTTGTATGAAAGGGAAAATATATGGAAAACGATTTTACTAACATTGAGACAGGTGAGGTTACTAAGGAGGAAACTACTAACTCTAAGCGTACAACCAAGAAGCCAGCAAGAGCTAAAAAAATTAACCCTGACCAAATTGTTACCGTGAAAAACGGATTTCAAGGAAGACTAATTTATAAAAGCCAAAGAACTGGCGAGCGGTTTGTTTGGGATAGTTTTGGCGATGAACAGGATATGGAGTTGGGAGAGTTGAAAAATGCTCGTAATTCCAGCAAGAAATATTTCATCAATAACTGGTTTATGTTCGATGAGTCTTGGATAATTGATTATCTAGGAATGAGACAGTACTACAAGTATGCAATTTCAATTGAAGGATTTGACAAGATATTTGAAAAGCCTGCAGATGAAGTAGAAGACATTATCGGAAAGTTGTCAGAAGGCCAAAAGAAGTCGGTTTCTTACCGTGCAAAGCAGTTGATTTCCGAAGGGAAAATTGATTCAAACAAGCTTATATCCACCCTGGAAAAGTGTCTAAACACAGAGCTGATTGAACGGTAAGGCGGTGTAACATGAGTGTTCCATATGACATCTTTACTAAAGCATTTCTTGCAAAGATTACTGAGTTTGAATTTGTTAATATGAAAGACTTTGAGCGCAACGAAACAATCGATGGATATATGAAGAGAGCGATTTCAGTTTTTAAAAAGAATTGCAAATATGACTTGACTACAACGGCTGATGACTACACAAGAGAATTTGATGTTGAGATTGAAGATAATGATTTGGATGAAATTGTAGAGATTGTCTCAGAGGGGATGCTCGTGCAATGGATGAAGCCTTACACATATAAACAGGAGAATCTAGAAAGTGTACTCAATACAAGGGACTTTTCTACATATTCACCTGCCGAAATGTTGCTGCGAATTAGCAATGCATATGCGGCTGCTCGTAAAGACTTTATTCAAGCGATTCGAGAGTATTCGTATAATCATGGCGACCTGACGGAGTTACACCTATGATTATTGAAACATCTACTGGTGTAACACTAAGCGCTACATTCATATCAAATTATTTCAAAAATCTCATCAATCAATTCTTCAAGATTCTTCCACTGTGGGAAAGCAGTGAGCCAACCTTGCCAAAGTATATTAGAAGCCTTCAAATCGAACTTCTCGGTTACAAGGAACTAATTTTGTCCGTAAAAAATGACTCTCAGATGTTGTCGCTCGTTGCAGTCTTACAGTATTTACTAGATAATCCAGCCACTGATATTACGACCGTCAAGTCGGAAGTATTTAAAGCAATTTCTATATGTAGTAAATTGCAGACAAGATATTCAAATGTGGAGAGGGGCGATTGATGTGGGTGCATGGGATACATATCAATCTAGAATCGGGCTTCACGGTGACAATAGACGCCGAGCACAGATAATTCGCCAAAGTCGTTTCCTCAATTCAAAGATGCCCTCTTCTTTATCTTATCATACCCTGCTTCTTGATGGCGTAGAACGACAAATGGCTGTTATAAATTCGGATAATTTTGACCAAAAAACTATCTGTACAATGCCAGGAGAAGATTTAACGCATGGTGGGTATGTAGAATGGATGGACAACCATTGGCTTATAACCGAAAAAGATGCTAATAATGAGTTATATACCAAAGGAATCATGAAGCAGTGCAATTATCTCCTGAAATGGATTACTGAGGCTGGCGAAATTGTAGAACGTTGGTGTATCGTAACTGATGGAACGAAATATCTCACAGGCGAATGGGGAGACAATAATTTTATTATAACAAGGGGCGATTCCAGAATCTCAGTCATCATCGCAAGGGACAGATATACCTTACAATTCAATCGAGAAGATAGGTTCCTTATAGATGACTATGATTCCAAGAATGTTCTTGCTTATAGATTGACAAAACCGTTTAAGTTGGGTGGAAGCTTTAATGGCAGCGGAGTTCTTAATTTAGTAATGCAAGAGTGTAATACAGAGGATACAGATAACTTTGATTTACACATTGCCAACTATTACAAATTCTTTCCGAAAGAATCAGTTTGTGGAGACGACCTGTGTCCATTGGACCGTGTTGACGCCAAAGTTGACAACCATGGAAAGAAGGTGTTGCTATAAATGCAGCTTGATGAATTTTTTGACTACAAGAATCAATTGATGGCCGACCTCACATCGTCAATGGAAATTGTTAGACTTCTTAACGACGAGTGCAGAGTGTGTAAGAATCCAGAGTCACTAATCTATAGCCAAATATTTCCATATGAATACATTCCCAACGCAGTTACCCATGGGCAGACATTCATTTGTTGTGATGTTGATATCCAGCGTTCGGTCAATAAGACTTATTGGTCGCCCATCCTTTATTTATGGGTGTTTACCCATAAAAGCAAACTTCGTCTTCCTGAAGGTGGTGTCAGGACAGATAAATTGTGTTCTGAGATATCTAAAAGAATCAATGGCAGTCGCTCATATGGGCTGGGTGAACTTGGACTTTACTCTGTTAAAAGGTTCGCTCCCATAACTGATTATCAAGGAAAGGTAATGCTGTTCCAAGCAAATGACTTTAACAGGCCCCATCCATCACATCATCCGATTCCATCAAATAGGAAAACTGGATAATGGCTACAAGAAACCTTTTATATAAAAGGGAATATCCAATAAACGAGTTTATTAGCGTTCAAATTCCAACAGTAGGAGAAATTCTCGAATGTGAAGATGAATACTACAGTCTCGTTTCAATGATAACCTCTATGCCAATAGATATGATGGTTCAATTGGATGATATCGGTATCGATTTCACAACAATCAATGAATATGATTTGTTCCTTATTTACTTCAACATCCTTAAAGAACAGAACACCTCATTGATATTTGGAGACCTAGACCTTTCTCAATTTCAGACAGCCATTAACAACCAAAATAGTAATATAATCCTCGTTAATCCACAAACCGGCGTAAGAATAGACCGTGAACTGCATCGTATGATTGCATCAGCATTGAGGAAAATACACCACCTAAAACAAGATAAAAGAAAGCCTGCAAACGGAGAAGCAAAAGATTATTTGATTGAGCGTGCTCGCACAAAAATGCGTCGGCAAAACAAACGAATTATGGACTCACAATTAGAAGAGTTGATAGTGGCGCTTGTTAATACCGAACAATACCCATATGGATTTGAGGGGACACGAGAACTCTCTATCTATCAGTTTAACGAATGCGTGTACCAGATTATCAAGAAAATAGACTATGACAACCGTATGCATGGAATATATGCTGGCACCTTGAGTGCCAAAGACCTAAGCCAGAATGACTTAAACTGGCTAACTCACAAATAGAGGAGGAATGAAAATGAACGTTAATGACCTCACAATTACTAGCCTAGAAACGATTGACGCATTTGACATCGTTACTGGCGCATACCTGTTTACACTGGACGAGCTGCAGAACACTACCATTGCACAGACTCAGGAAAAGACCGACATTACGGGCAAGCAGGGACGCAAGCTTTCTTCTCTGAAGAAGAATAAGTCTGTCACAATCAGTGGCAACAATGGTATCGTGTCTGGTGGGCTGCTTGAGCTGCAGACTGGCGGTAAGTTTGAGAATAAAGCTACCGAAGTTATGTGGACGGATTATCTGATTGTAAACGCAAACACTGCCACGACTGAATATACCGCTGTAGGTACTACCGGTAACGAGGTTGAGGCTGTACATATCAAGAACACCGACGGTACTCTCGGCGAGACTCTGACGCAGGACGCCACCGCTGGAAATGGCAAGTTTGCATATGACCCCGCCACTAAGACGCTTACCTTTGCCGAAGATGCAATTGCTGACGGCACCGAGATTATCGTGTTCTATAAGCGCAAGATTCAGGCTAGCGTCCTGAACAATATGAGCGACACCTATTCTGGTAAGTGCGCCCTGTATATTAACGCTACTTGTGAAGATAAGTGCGCGAACATTTATCGTATGCAGTTCTACATTCCAAAGGCAGACTTTAACGGCGACTTCAGCTTCGAGATGGGTGAAAATCAGACCGTCCATGCGTTTGAGGCTGAGTCTCTGGCGGGTGCTGGTTGCGGTTATCACAGCCAGAGCGGTCAGCTGTGGACTTATACTGTGTTCGGTGCAAATGCTGAGGACGTGGCGTAATCAGGAGGCTAATTATGGGTAAGGCTAAGCTTACTTGTCGCGTTTGTGGCAAGGAATATGAGCCATGCCGCACAGCTATTAAGAACCCGAACGTGTTTCATTGGCAGGAGGTGGCTTGCTCTCCGGAATGTGGGGCTAAGTATTTGCAACGGGTGAAAGATTCCCGTAAGAGTGCAGAGCCCATCAAAAAGAGCAAAGTGAAAAAGGCCGTTGAACATAATATTCAGGTTCCATCCGACAACAGCTATGCTGAAATCCAATCGGATTCAAGCGACATGGAAAATGAAACTCATCATAATGAGGTGTAAATGATAGGTGTAGAGCAATGGGAAGGCGGTATAGACTGCCTTCCCTTTTCTCTGTTAGGAGTAGAAATGAAAAGAAGTAAATTTAATGTTGACAAAGATAAAGAGAAACGAACATGCAACGATATTGTGTTTGATAGCCAACTTGAAATGAAATATTATCGTGATGTGCTTTGTCCCCTAGTGGAAAGCGGTCAAGTAAAAAATTTTGAGCTTCAAAAAAAATATGAATTGCAACCTAAGTTCATTCATGATAATAAAACAGTGCTACCTATCACATATGTTGCTGATTTTTATATAGAATACGCCAATGGAACAGTTGAGGTCATTGATATAAAAGGTATGCCGGACTCCGTTGCTCATCTAAAGCGGAAGATGTTCTGGTATTGTTATCCCGATATATCATACCGATGGATTGTATTCGTAAAAAAGTTCGGAGGGTGGATTACATATGAAGAAGCGAAACGACTTCGTGCCCACGAAAAAATGGTAAAGAAGAAAAAGGAGGTAAAAACCAATGGCTAAAGGACAAAAGAGGATTTCAGTTAATGCATTTGAGCAGGTAGCAAAACAAAACGTACTCCCAATTGTCACAAAACAGTGGTTTGGTAATGAGTTAGTAATTAAGCCTACGCTCTCACTCACTGAGATGCTGCAATTCGTGAATGATGTAGTTACAAGTTGCTTCAATGACCAGGGCGACTATATGCCAGAGATTTTGGACTTTGCAATGGGTAGTAATATTCTTGAAAAATATGCAAACTTCACTTTGCCCAAAAGCTTAGAGAGTCGTTATGAGATGATATATAACACTGACGCAGTGGATACGGTATGTTCAAATATAAACCAAGAGCAATTCAAAGACATCTATTCTGCTATTAAGAGGAAGATTGAGTACCAATGTGACTCAAATTCAAATTTTATTAGGACTAGCTTTGAGAAAATATTAAACAGCATTGGCGCAATCCAAGAAAAGGCCGACACCATTTTTGACGGAGTTGAGTCGGATGACGTAGAGAGATTGGTACAAACTCTTGGCAACACAGATGAATTAAGCGCAAATAAGATTGTAGAAGCTTATCTTAGTCAAACCCATCAAGAAAGCACAAATGGGGATGAATAATGCCAGCAATAAATATAGGCTCTATCATGAACAAGGTAAAAGCATTTAGTGTTTCTTCCAGAGGCAAAAAGCAGATGGACGAATGCATTAAAAAATATGCTTTGTCAGGAAGGGATGTAACTGCTGGTGGTACCAAGCTGACTACAGAATCTTCTATGTACGAAGCGGTTGCCAAACTAAAAGAGATGTTGATTGCTGCAGCGCAAAGCGCTGGCCTGCCAGAATCTGTAATGTCACATATCAATAGCATTGAATCATCAGATATAGTGAGATTGCCAAATGGCGCATGTGAAATATACCTTTACTTCGGGGGAGATTTGCACAGGGATTCTCTTTATTCAGATGGATATGACGGAGTGCAAAATATTGTTGCTGTTCTCAATAACGGATACCACGCTAGAGATTACGTTTATGGCAATTGGGATTCACACTCTCATATCGGTGAATCAGTGTTTGGTGGCGACGGAACAGATTCGTCAACATTCATACGTAGCAGGAAGGATAGAGATGGGCTTCATTTCATTCAGCAGGCAATTATAGACTTTAACGGTAACTATGGTGCCGACTACAACGTAACGGCTACTGCTGGAGAAGATTACAACTGATATTTAACATAAATGCTTGGCGCAAAGCCAAGCATTTTCTTCATTTTATGGGCAAAGGGCGGTGATAAAACGATGGCAAGTCCAGATATTCAATTACTATTTGGTGTGTTGGGCGGTGGTTCTCTAAGCGGAGAGAGCGGTAGTCAAATCAAAAGTGAGTTATCGCAAATAGTCTCGGGTCTAAATCAAAATCCATTAAAGGTTAGGATTGGACTTGAAACCAAAGAAACTCAAAAACTTTGGAGCGAGCAACTTAGGAGCAAGCTAAAATCGCTAAATGATAATGGGAATTTCACTGTTAAGGTATCAAAGATTGATTGTAGTGCTGCTATCGCTGACTTCAAAAGACAGTTGAGCGCCGTCGTCAATAGTGTAAGTCTCGAAAGCGGAATGTCAATTACACTGGACTCTAAAGATATAGGCAATATAGCTTCTAGCGCAAAGGGCGTTGAAAATGCTGCTAAAGGAGCAAAAAAAGAGTTCTCTGAACTAAACGCTATAATCAAGGAAATCAATCTTACAAATAACAAGATTGGCTCTGCTTATGCTTCTGCTAGCGCTAAGTTAGTTAATCCAGAGGATGTAAGTCAGGCAGAGGAGCTACGCAGCAAATACCTTGAACTAGAGCAGGCAACTGATGCATTAAGGGCTAAGCGTGGCTCAGCATCACAGGAAGATATAGATAATATTTATCGTTTGCAAACTGAAATGCGCAATCTGATTTCAGTAACTAAAGAACGAAAGACTGCTTCTGAGGCCGCTGCCAAGAGTGAAAAGGAAACTAACAAGGAACAGATGGCCACGGTTCAAGAGGTAATCAGCGCATACGAACGCCTAAATAAATATCTTACAATGAATCCGCGTGCCGCTGAGACTAGCCAAGGAAAGCAGTTGGCATATATTCGTGACCAGATGAAGGGCGCAATAGATGCTGTCGGAAGCTTAGGCGATAATGTATCCACGATGGATAAGGGTACATTCCGAAAAATGAGTGCAGATGCCAAAGAGTTACAGCTAAACCTAAAAAGCACTGGAAAAGAGGGAAAAACATTAGCAGATATCATTTCCGGTGCATATGAAAAATTCGGTGGCTGGATGTTGATAACCAGGAGTATGATGGCCGCAATTCAATCTGTTAAGCAAATGGTGACCAGTGTCAGAGAAATTGACACCGCTATGACAGAGTTGAAAAAGGTAACTTCTGAAACCGATGCTGTATACACCCAATTCCTTACTAACGCAGCAACTCGTGCGACACAACTCGGTTCTAGCATTTCGGATGTTGTAACTGCTAGCGCAGATTTTGCGCGTCTAGGGTATGGCATTGAAGATGCTTCGATGCTAGCAGATGCTGCTATCATGTATAAGAACGTTGGAGACGGTATCGAAAATATATCTGTAGCTTCTGAAAGTATTATCTCAACAATGAAAGCGTTCGGCATTGAAGCATCAGATGCAATGCTTATTGTTGATAAATTCAACGAAACTGGCAATAATTTTGCCATTTCGTCAAAGGGTGTTGGCGATGCTTTAGTTCGTTCTGCTGCGGCCCTATCCGCTGCTGGTAATGGCCTTGACGAAAGCATAGCGCTAATAACTGCTGCAAACAATGTAGTGCAAGACCCAGACAAAGTTGGCAACGCACTTAAGACTGTTTCGATGTATTTACGTGCTGCAAAGACCGAGGCAGAAGAAGCTGGCGAAAGTACAGACGGCATGGCAGTTAGTGTCTCAAAATTACGTGATGAAATACTAGCTCTTACCAACGGTAAGGTAGATATACAGCTTGACGAGAATACTTTCAAAAGCACCACACAGATTCTTCGTGAACTATCAGGGGTTTGGAATGAGCTAACTGATATTACGCAGGCAAATATTCTTGAGAAAATTGGCGGGAAAAGGAACAGTAATGTTGTTGTTTCACTGCTTGACAATTTTGATACTGTAGAGGATGTGTTAGCTTCATCTGCCAATGCTGCAGGTTCAGCTCTGGCGGAGAACGAGAAATATCTAGAATCTATTGAAGGAAAAATTTCTCAGTTCCAGGCAGCTTTCGAAAATCTTTCCACCATTACAATAAATAGTGATTCTGTAAAAAATATCGTTGATTTGGGAACTGGTGCTATTAACGTGCTCTTGGGTATCATTGAAAAATTCGGTGGCGTAGCCACTGCAAGCGGCTTAGTTGCCGCTGCTTTGTCCACTCAAAATATCGGCTGGGTGAAAGTTACAAAGACATCTGATGCCGCTGGGAAGACTATAACGGGATTAACAACAATTTTTGGACAAACCGGTAATATCATTAAGAATGACAAAAGATTGCTTGATGAATATAACTCAAAGGTTGACGCTTTAGCCGAAGGATTTAATGATACTAAGGGCAAAACGGCGATATGGAATGATACAATCGCAAAAGGAAGCTCCGCACTAAAGAACTCAATCAAGGTTACTGATACGGCTAAGGTATCATCGGAACAGTATGGCGCAGCGTTGACCCAGACCACCGCTAAGACTGTTGCAATGAATATTGCCTCAAAAGCCGCAGCAGTTGGATTGCGATTAGTAGCTACGGCGGCAAATATGCTTCTATCTATGGCAATAGGCGCTGCAATATCTCTTGTGGTAAATGCTTTAAGTGATTTGATTAACAAATCAAAAGAGGCTCGTGAAGCTGCCAGAGAAAGTGCAGAGGAGTATAAATCTAACATTGCTACGCTAGATGAGTATCGTCAAAAAATTGCTGAACTCAAACAGTCACTAAAAAACGGTAACCTTTCTGAGGAAGAAGCTTATAATGTCCGAAAGGAATTGCTATCAATCCAAGATGAAATAGTTGCTGCATACGGAGAAGAAGCTGGCGCTATCGATTTGGTTCGGATGAGTGCAGAAGATGCTTCCAACGCTATTGATGGAATATCAAAATCATTTGCAAATTCAAATCTGACTCAGAATGCTTCTGCCATAAAAGAAGCCGTATCAAAAATGGAAGAAGTCAAGTCCTATCGACTAAACCTTGGCCTTTCAAATGACGACAGATTTTCCGGTGAAATTGAACGTATCATTTCTAAGTACCAAAATGCCTCAATTCTAAAGTATGGGCCAAAAGGATATCAGGGAGAAGCTCCTTGGATTGATATTGTGGTTGAAGCTGATGCTCGGCAGGCTGAGGAAACAATTGTTGGATTGGCAGCAGACTTCCGCGAGTTGGGGAAAGAGTGGAATGATACTTTAGGAACAGATATTTCTTTCTCTGCAGAATTCGAAAATCAGTTATCTGAAATAGAAAGTGTAATTGATGAATATGGTGAAATCTATGACCAGCAAATCATATGGAAAATTGCCGTAGAGCCTGATTACAGCTCTATAATGAATTCCATTAAAGATGCAAAGTCTCAGCTGACTGATGCTATAGCAAGTGGAGATGACGAAGCTGCTAAGGCTGCATATGGTCTAATCTCTACTATACGCGACAATATTGCTTCGCAGGATTTTTCAAATGACCCCGGTATAGAGAGCTATTTGACAAATCTACTCAATGAAATTGAAGACATATCTCCTGGGTTAAAAATTAAGGTTGACCTTGAAACAGACTTAAAAAGTGACTCCACACTTAGGGACAGAATCAATAATCTGCTGAAACCTCTACTAGAAGACGATGGCACACTTGATGTACATAAAGTCCTAAACGTAGGGATTGACTATGAGCACGGAGCAGATTTGCCATTTGGCCCACAACCGAGTCCACTGCAAAGAGTCTACACCGAGGACCAGCAGGCATATCGCGGACTTATTGATATGGCCTCGCAGTATGGTGTTTCCGTTGAGCAGTTAGTCGGTGCGCTAGAGGAGTTAGGCATAGTTCAAACTACTACGCTTGAAGAAGGGACATCGGAAGCTGTTGAATTCTCAAGCGTTTTCTCAGAAGAACTATCTAAGAGCGTAGATGGCGTACAAACAAATATCAAAACACTTGGGGACGCTTTGGCTAAGTTAGGCGAGGGTACTCTGGAGGCAACTGATGTTATCGACCTGATTCAGCAGTTCCCCGAACTTGCGGAGTATGTTGATTTAACGGCGGAGGGTTTTGGTAATTTGGATGATGGACTTCGCAAGGTAATTGCGGACTCCCCCACCGAACTGATAGAAACGCTCCAGGGTCTTAAAGAAACGAATAACCTGACCGAGGAAGCTGCCAATCAAATTGATGTTTTGTGTGATGCAATTGAGTCCATGCCGGACGCAGCCATTAAAGACATCTCTGGAGAGTTCGGACTTGTTGCTGAAGCAATCAACAATGCCAACAAAGCACTAAGCGATTTGGACAAGGCTCTTGCGGCAGACGATTATGATGCTGGATATGACGCTCGTGTTAAGCATCTGGAGAGTTTCAAGGAAACTATAGATAGTGGCGAATTTGGAAGCAAGGCATTCAGCGCATATAAGGACTACTATGGTCTAGTCGGTCTGTCATCTGACGAAGTGCGTGAGTGGGTCGCTCAAAATGAAAAGTACCTCACAGAAGGCCAGGAGGGTATCGCCCGATTCTTGGATACCGTGTCTGAGCTGGGTTCCGCTGGGGGCGCTCTGGATGGAATAGCCTCATATGAAGACGGTGTGTTTTCATATGACATAACCAAACTGGGCGAGTTTGCGGATGCCCTTGGTTGGT